TGGGCAAGAAAACAACAAACAAGTTGTCACTAAAGTTGAAAGTACCATTGTAAATATAATTAACAAGACTAAAGTCCAAGGTTATGAAGAATGGGAAAAGGCAGTTTATGAAACACCAACTGGTGAATATAGAGTTTATATTGGCCTAAAAATGGGTGTTGGTGACGCTAACAGATTGGCAGAATATATTGTAGCAAATTCAACAGTTGATATTGATGTTGACGCTCTAGCAGACGCTGCCATAGAAGAGGTAATAGTAGAGTAATATGAGCATAATCGTTTATAGTAAACCTTCCTGTGTGTATTGTGATAAAGCCAAGTCATTATTAACAAGACTTGGCTACGAATACGAGGAAAAGATTGTAACCAAAGATTTATCTTTACAAGAATTATTTGAAGCACTTGGTAAACCAGTTAGAACAATACCTCAAATAGTTATTGATGATAAACATATTGGCGGTTACAATGAATTAAAAGAATACTTTGTAGACCAAGGCAAAATTAACTTTGAGGGTGAACAAATTGGTTGAATCAGAAACTTCTATCGCTTTTGAAAAAAGCAAAGAAGCATTAACCAAAGAAGAACAAGTCAAAGAAAAGATGGCGGCACTTCGTGCTAAAAAGAAACCGCCAAAGATGACAGGTGTTCACCCTTCAGTTTTAGAATTACCTGATGATAATGTATTTTCTTATAAGAATGTTAAAAAGTGGATTGATACTCAACAAGGTATTGTGAAATCAGCAGGTATGTTAGAGCGTTCTAGGAATAGAGAAATGCCTCAAAAAGAAAAAGATAAAGCTATGAGGCAGAGAATGGGCGCTCAAGGATATATTACATCAATGAAAAGATATTTAAGAACAGGTGATTGGGATAATTTACACTATGGTGAATATGAGGATAAATTAGTTAAATGGAAAGTAATTGCACCTGCAGGAGAATAAATAGTAATATGACAGCAAAAATAATACCATTCCCTATCAAGCGTGTAGTACATAAATCAAAACCTGATCCTAAAATAAAAGAAGCACTTGAGGATATAAAGATAAGAACATTTGTAGAAAAGTTAACCGAAGAATTATCTATGGATATTCTTGCTGTGTTACAAGAAAATGTTGTTGATATAAAAAGCGATAATTTCATAAGAGATATTGCTATGGTTATTGAATCCATTAAATCATTATTGTATAGAGATTTTAATAAGAAACATTTACATCAGGAAATAACGGATGTGATTACAAATATAATGATAACACCGCAAGGTCAAAAAGTTACAAACATAAATTACAGTAAAATTAAAAGAAAAAAGAAAGAACCGAAAGTAGAATTTGAACCAGATTTTAATTTGGATTAAGTATTGACAATCCAAACTGATTGTGATATAATATTGATATGATTTTAGTTGATTTAAACCAGATAATGATATCTAACTTGATGGTTCAAATAAATGGCCGTCAAGCAGTAGAGTTAAGTGAGGACCTTGTTAGACACATGGTTCTAAATTCACTTCGTGCCCACAATAAAAAATTTAAAAAAGAGTATGGCGATATGGTCATCGCTTGTGATAGTAAAAATGTGTGGCGTAGAGAAATATTTCCTAATTACAAAGCAGGCAGAAAAGCAAATAGAGAAAAATCAGACCATGATTGGGATTACATTTTTAAATTATTAGGTGATATTAAAAATGAAATCAAAACATTCTTACCTTATAAAGTTATAGAAGTTGAAACAGTTGAGGCTGATGATATTATTGCTACACTAATTAAAAGAACACAAAGACAAATAATGCCTGAACATAAAAAGAAAGTGTTAATATTATCAGGCGACAAGGACTTCATACAATTACATGGGCCTAATGTTAAACAATATAATCCAGTATTGAATAAATTTGTAGGTAAAGGAGAAAATCCAAGTATATATATTAAAGAACATATATTTAAAGGTGACCGAAGTGACGGTATACCTAATATACTTTCAGATGATAATGTATTCATTGAGGGTAGAAGGCAGAAACCTTTAAGTAAAAAGAAGATAGACGCTTGGGTAAATGATGTATTCTTTTATACTAACTTTACCGAAGAAGAAGAAAATAACTACAACCGAAATCGAAAACTAATTGATTTAAGTTGCATACCTCAAAATATTGAGGATAAAATTAATGATGAGTTTTTGAATGTGAAAGTGGCAACTAGAGATAAAATCCTAGGTTACTTTATAAACAAAAAACTTAAAACTTTAATCGAAGTCATTGACGAATTTTAGACTTTGAAAGAACTGTTAAGGAGATAACATGGTAATTATAAGAAGAAATCCAGACGGCAGTATTGCCAATCAACAAGACAATCCACAAACACCTAGACACCCAGCTCTTGCAAGTAAAGCAGGTATGGCTGCTTTATCAGAAACAGGTAGAAGTGGTGTAATACTAATGCATGAAATTGCTACTAAAGTAAATAATGCAAAAGACAAACCAAGAAAATTAAAAGTATTACAAGATAATGATTCACAACCATTAAGACAAATTTGTAAAGCAGCATTCGATCCTAAAATTGAATGGGCATTACCACCAGGTGATGTACCATATACACCGAATGAAGCACCGATAGGTACTGACCACAATACGTTACACCTAGAGGCAAAGAAACTATATTTGTTTATTAAAGGCGGTGATGCTACATTATCCCAAACAAAAAGAGAAATGCTATTCATACAAATGCTAGAAGGACTTAGCAAAGAAGAAGCCGAGTTTTTAATTGCTGTAAAAGACAATAAGATTAATAATCTATATAAAGGATTTACAGGTAATCTAGTAAAAGAAGCATTCGGTTGGGATGATAATTATATGAAAATAGAACAAAAATCTCAATAAAAAATCGCAGAAACCCTTGTTTTTTAACGACTATAAATCGTTGATTTACAAGGGTTTTTTATTTGGTAAAAGCGCAGAAAACAAGGGTTTTTGCTGCCCGAAAGTGCTTGATTTTTGCTTTGAATTATGATAGCTTATATACATAAACTAAATAATTGAAAGGCTATATTATGATTAAATCTAAATTAAAAAACTTTACTACCCTAAATGATGTATTAAAGTTTATTCAAACTGAACCTGATTGGGGTCCAAACTTCAACAACATTATTGTGAGTGCCTTAAAAGCACGTAGAACTGCTGACGCTTTAAAAGTTAGAACTGAAATATCAGTTGGCGATTTGGTTAGAGTTGACGGTCGTAACACTTCATGGTTAGGTGTTGTACATAAAGTTATGAGAACTAGATGTAGAGTTAAACACATGGATAACCAAATGATGTACGGTGTTCCTATGAATATGATTTCTGTTAAAAGAAAACAGTATATCAAAACTAATAAGAGGATTGCTTAATGAAATTAAACAGATACGAAAAAAAAATAATTAAAGAAATAGTAAATAGTCGAAAAGGCATTTATGAAACACCTAAAAGACGTATTGCAGAATATAAACCTTGTAAGGAATATGACGCTGCTTTGTCTTTGATGTTAAAAAAACTTATCTATGCTCGTTCAACCAACGAGTTAGAAATGGAAGGGCCTGCTACGCCAGACCCACAACTAAGATGGTTCACTTGCTCAGTACATAAACCTTGGGCAACTAAAAGAGAGTTGAGGAAACTAATATGAGATATCTACCAACAATACTAGTATTATTTGGATTATTCGCTTTTGCTTGTGCTCAAATTGAAGAGCCGTGTACAGATGATGGATGTCCAGATTTTTTTGAAGAAGGTAATGACAATATTGTTATACCAGAACCAAAAGAAGATATAAGAGGTTCATTAGAATATGAAAAATTTATTGTGCCTGTTGTATCAACAAATACAAAAGATGAATTTGTATATTCATTAAATCAATGTATAACACATCTATACAAAGATATTCCTATTGATAAACAAATACCAAGAGAACTAATAATCGCACAGGCAGCGATAGAAACTGGCTGGGGTAAAAGTAGATTTGCTAATGAAGCAAATAATCTATTTGGTATTCGAACTTGGAATAAAGAAGAAGAATACTTATTACCTATACCATGGACTAAATGGCCAGGTTGGGGTGTAAAAGTATTTCAAACTAAATGTGATAGTGTTGCTTATTATGTAAGAATATTAAATGAAGTATTTGCATATGAAGAATTTAGAAAAGTAAGAGCACAAATATTAAATGAAGGTAGATACCCTACTGGATTAGATTTAGCACCTACTCTAACAAAATATGCAAGTAAAGAAAATTATACAGATATAGTAGCGTTAATTATTAAAAAAAATATAAGAGGTGTATATGAATTATAGTGAACAACTATTTTGGCGAAGAGCTAAAAATTTATATCTTGCATGGCAAAATGCTGAAGATCCAGATTTCAAAAGAATATGGATGGATAAACTTCAATTGTTAATGCAAGGTGTTCAAGGGGTTGACAAACGCACCTTAAACTGATATAATACATTTATGAATATATTTTATTTACATAATGATCCTAAAGTATGTGCCGAACAGCATGTTGATAAGCATGTGGTTAAAATGATTGTAGAGTATGCTCAATTATTATCTACGGCACATAGAATGCTTGATGGTGAAGAATATATAGGCAAAAGTAAAACTGGTCGTAATGTTAAAAGATACAGAATGACTAATCCTAATTTAGATAAAACAGTTTATAAAGCCGTACATTATTATCATCCATCTGCTGTGTGGGCAAGAGAAACTAAAGCACAGTATATGTGGTTGTATTCTTTGTTTGTAGAATTAGGTAAAGAATATACACATAGATATGGTAAGATACATAGTACAAATGCTTTATTAAATGATGTGTTA